CCCTTCTGTTCGTCTTGTCAATAGTAAAGGGGTTTAGGGGGTATCCCCTACCCCAAGGGGAAGAGGCATTTAGGGAATTCCCTCACCAGGAAAAGGGTTCTCTACTTTGTAGTTATTCTACCTAGTCCATTTGTAAGTTTTCCCAAACTATTATATATTAGCCATCTTAAAAAAAAATGATGGATAGAGAAAAAACAAGAAAAAGATTTATGAAGTGGTATGGCACTTTAAAAGCTAAACAAAAAAAAGAAGTAGTTGAAATGATGTATAAAACATTTACTAATAAGTTTGTAAAAGAACTTGATGAACTTATGAAATATTATGAAGAAAAAAAAAGAAGTAAAGTTAGTAACTAAGGCAACTGACGAATTAATGTTTGGTTGGAAGCTATCACCAATCCACCTGTCAGGTAAGGTAGCTAGAAAGTATTATGAAAAATATGGAACACAAATTAAAGGGGTTACTTTGACCTCTAATAAGCCCCTTGTTTGACCTCTAACAAACCCCTACTTAGGGGTCAAAGATAGGGTTAAAGATAAAGATAAAGATATATATACTATAAATAAATTTTATATATTTGTCTAGCTTTATGAAAAGACTACCAACAGAATTAAAAAAGCAAAGAGGTACACTTCGCAAGGATCGTGTGAATGAAGGCGAACCGAAGCTACCTTCTATTATTCCCCCGATACCAACTTGGTTATCTGAAGATGGACAAAAGGCATTTAGTGAACTAAGCACATTACTTCACGATATGTCTGTCCTGACTCAGGCAGATGAGTTAGCCTTAACTTTACTTTGTGATGCTTATAGCGAATATAAAAATGCTAAACAAATTGTAAACGAACTTGGTGCTACTATGGAAGTCACATCTAGGGAAGGTAATTCTAAATCTGTTATCCGACCTGAAGTACAAATAGCTAATCAATCTTTTGTTAGAGTCTTTCAACTACTTAAAGAATTTGGATTAACTCCATCAAGTAGAGCTAAGGTAAATGCTATTGAAAATGCTTCTACAACTCCTGATGTTAAAATAGAAAACTTCTTCAATAGTGGCGAATAATCTGCACAGAATAGATGAGTCTAAATACTACTTTGATGAGAAGTCAGCTAAGAGGGCTTGTGACTTTATACAAACTTTTTGTAAACACACTAAGGGAGAGTTAGCAGGTCAACCATTTGTACTAGAACCTTGGCAAGTAGAAATCATACAAGCTATCTTTGGTTGGAAGTCTAAGAAAACTAAACTAAGAAAATTTAGACAGTGCTTTATCTTCATTCCTCGTAAGAATGGAAAGACTACGATGATGGTAGGTATAGCACTCTATATGCTTTTTTCTGATGGGGAGAAAGGTGCCGAAATCGTGAGTGCAGCCGCAGATAAAGAACAGGCTAGGCTGTCATTTTCGATAGCCAAGCAAATGACATTACAAGAACCTAACCTTATCAAAAGAGCAGGTACTTATCGTGACTCAATTACTTACGATAAGGTTGGATCGTACTACAAAGTTATTTCGGCTGATGCAGATACTAAGCACGGACTAAACCTTTCTTGTTGTTTACTGGATGAGATTCACTCGCACAAGAATCGTGACCTATACGATGTGCTACTTACTTCTATGGGTGCTAGAAAAGAACCGCTTATGTTAGGAATAACTACGGCAGGGGCAGGTAATCAGAAAGACCACATATCGAGAGAGCTTTACGACTATTCTAAAAAATTAATTGATGGTTCTATGGAGGACGATTCGTTCTTAGCAATAGTCTACGAAGCTGATGAGGGAGATGATATTTTTAGTGAAGAGGTTTGGAAGAAGGCGAATCCTGGTTATGGCTCTATCATTACGGAAGAGTATATGAAGCAACAATCTGTTAAAGCTAAAAATGAACCTTCATACGAAAATACGTTCCGTAGACTACATTTAAATCAATGGGTTGCAAATGAAACTAAGTGGATTAGTGATGAGAAGTGGATGGCTTGTGCAGACGAAGTAAGTGAATCTAATTTAAGAGGTAAAGTTTGTTACGCAGGATTAGACTTGGCAAGTACACGAGATGTTACTTGTTTAGCTTTATTATTTCCTGATGAAGAGGGTGGTTATGATATTATAAACTATTCTTTTATTCCTGAAAATAATGCTAAGAAAAGGTCAGAGAGAGATAAAGTAAATTATGATAAGTGGGAAAGAGAGGGGTACATAATTTATACTCCTGGAGATGTTTGTGATTATAATTACATAAAGCAAAAAATTCGAGATTTAAGTGAGCTGTTTGACATTCAGATAGTAGCTTACGATAGATGGAACGCTAGTCAAATTGTAATAGACTTGACTGAGGAAGGTTGCCCTATGATACCTGTAGGTCAAGGTTATAAAACAATGTCACCTGCAACAAAAGAATTTGAAACATTAATACTTAGTGGTAAGGTTAGACACGGAGGTAATCCAGTTCTAAGATGGATGATGAGTAACGTGGTACTTACATTCGACCCTGCCGCAAACGTTAAGGTGGATAAAAGCAAATCAAATGAAAAGGTGGATGGGGTAATAGCCTGTCTTATGGCACTATCTGAAGCTATGGAAAACAAGAATAAAGGTGGCTCGGCTTACGATGACAAAGAAATATTTTTTATCTAAGAACGAGATAGTTGAAAAAGAGTACAACTCAATTAGAGAGATTTGTACTAATGTTCTTAGGAGCAATAAAAACCTTTACCTTGTTGATGACTTAGTTCAAGAGGTTTGCTTAATTCTACTTAAACAAAACAATGAGTCTATACAGACTATATACGAGCAAGGTCAATTTAAATTCTATATAGCTAGGATAATAACAAATCAAGTATTCTCTAGCACTTCACCATTTCACAAGAAGTACAGACAGCAAATACCTTTTATTGATATTGACGATACCGAAGAGTACAATCCTTTAGCTGATAAGATTTGGATTGATATACAACACTTACTCACTAAAAAAGAAAAAAGAATAGTTGAATTAAGGTATGTATATAACCTAAAAGTAACTGATATAGCTAAGACAATGGGTGTTTCTACAAGGCAAATTTACAAGTATATAAAAGGCATTACAGGATATTTAAGAAAAAAGTATAAATAAAAGGTTCACAAAAACACCTTTTCTATATATCTATATGGATAAGGTATATTAAACCACTAGGGATTTGGCAAACATATTAGATTTTTTCAGAAGAAAACCACAAGTACAACCTAACCAAGAGGAAAGGTTTTACAACACGAGTTTATATGGGAACGCTTCAATAATGGGCAACTCATCTAACCAACCAATTTCAAAAGAACGCTCTTTACAGCTATCAACAGTTTGGAGTTGTGTAAAAGTAATATCTGAAACAATAGCTTCTCTACCAATCTCGTTGTACGAAAAAGATGCAGATAATAAAAGATATATTTTATCTGACAATCCACTTCACTCTTTAGTAGGAGAGCAACCTTCACCTCTCTACAACTCTTTTAGCTTTTTTGAAAGAGCCTTAGTAGACCTTTGCCTTGATGGAAATTTCTTTGCTTACATTGAAAGAAACAATGGCGGTCTACCTACTCAAATAATCCCTATCCAATGTGATGATGTAAGTGTCTATGTATCGCCTGATGGTAGAGAAGTTTATTATGAAATAGACCAAAACGAAACTATACCTTACCCTATTACTGGTAAAGTAACTTCAGAGAATATGATCCACGTTAAGGGATTATCTACTGATGGAGTTATGGGTAAGTCACCGATACAGAGTGCAGCAGAATCTTTAGGTATATCTTTATCTATCGAACAATTCGCAGGTTCTTTCTTCAAAAATGGAGCCTCTATCGGGGGTATCCTCAAACATCCTGGCGTGTTAAAACCTGAGACAGCTAAACGATTACGAGCTAGTTGGAATCAAACTTATAGTGGTTCTATTAACGCAGGTAAAACTGCAATTTTAGAAGAAGGAATGGACTTCTCTCCACGACAGATTCCAAATAATCAAGCTCAATTCTTAGAGACTAGACAATATCAAATTAGTGACATTTGTCGTTTATTTAGAGTACCTAACCATCTGGTGAATGAATTAAGTAACGCCACCTACTCTAATATCGAGGCACAGCAAATAGACTTTGTGGTACACACTATTACACCTTGGATTAAGCGTATTGAGATGGCACTTAATCAAAAGTTAATTCCTTTCAATAAGAAAGGATCACAATATTTTAAATTCAATTTAACTGCTCTTTTAAGAGGTGACTCTAAGTCAAGAGCAGACTACTATAGAACACTTGTAAACATTGGTGTTATTTCACCTGATGAGGTTAG